TGCCTTTACCAAATATTGCCAATGCATCATTTTCCTGCTTTGTTAACTTATTTTCTTCCATTACTCTTAATATTTAAAGGTTTAACAATATCTCGACAACCCCTGTGCTAAGCAAAGGCTGGTTCTTTCTTCTTCTAAGCTTTTGTCGGTATATCCAGATGAAATCTTGGAAGAATGCAATTTTAGTTTATGGTTGATTTCTATTTTGACATCAATTATGTCTTCCTTGATAAGTTGGATAATCTCCTCTTTAGGAGAATACCCATATTCAGGAAGATATTCAAGTTCACATGACTCAACTTTTTTAAGTTCCTTTTCCAATTGATGAAGTTCATCATACATTTTGTTCTCTTTTATAAGTTTCATAAACGATGCCTACAGCAGCCAACAGCTCTTTCATTCTGGAGTTTTTCTTTTCCACACCATCATACATGGCTGCTTTAAATTGAACTTCGATGGCATAACTTACCAGTTCCTCATGGCTCATAGCCAACATTTCTTCTTTTGTTTTCATTGCTCTTATGTGCATTTAGTTATACATGTTTTACTTAAAATTTTACACATCATTCATTTTCTTCCTCCAGCCTTTTACCGTGCTTTTCCAAATAGACCGAAGACCAAGAAAACACGATGAATGCAATCCAAAACCATATGCTATCAGGATTAGCACTTAATACTACTACGGTAAATGATAAAACCCATATTGTCAAGAGAGGTGTTCTTTTCATAACTAGTTGATTATCTTTTTATTATGATGTAAAACTACTTTATTTTTGACTTTTGGCCAAACGTTATACTTTCAAATTCCTTGTCATTAACTTAGTATAACTATTTGGCAATCACTATTTTAAAGAAGCGTGTTTTACCACATCATAAGCATTGCAATACCATCTACCATTTTGACGGTCTGCCGGTTTTTTTTCGGCACGTATTGCACCGGAACCAACTAGACGAAACAAACGTCCTCTTCCACCAACTATATCAGCCGCTTCACGCTGACCGAAAGTCTTGTTGTTAAGAACAATCTTCAATACATCCTCGTTAATCATGCCTATTAATCTTTGAAAAGGTTATTTTTGTGAGCATATTGAATGAATTCTGACTTCTCGTGGATGTTTAATTTGATATAAACTGATTTGATATGATTTTTTACAGTATGAGGAGAGAGATATAATCTGTCTGCAATCTCATCATTGTCAAGTCCATCATAAACCAGATGCATAACTCTCATTTCCGCATCCGATATACGGCTATTGAACTGTGGATTGCAAATGACACCTTCATACTTACATTCACCTCGCATTGGGCATCTTACACGCTCAAAATTAAAACCTCCTTTTTTATCAATATCACGACTGGTATTATCCAGTTCCCCAAAATTGCATTTACAGAATCTATTGACCATCAGAAACTGAAAATATGGGATATTTCCCGAACTTTTTCTATAACATTCCGTTAATGCCTGATAAGCTTTAGGATAACATTCCCTTATGCGCTCCAAGATGTCTTTAACAAGAATCGTATCCTTGTCTGTAATCGGATTGTTGCTTCCGTCAGGGAACATACACCAAAGTTCGTCTTCAAATATGTAGAATTCTAAATCTTTCATGGCTCATTATTTTTCACTTTACCATAAATTCTCTGGAGATATTCCAGTTATTTCTGAAAGCACAGAAATATGTTCCGGTTTATTGGGCTTCATGCCGTACATAATCCAGTTCCTTACAGCAGTAGAGGAAACTCCGGTTTTTTTTGCTATTTCATTAATGAACTCTGTTTTTGGATGAGTTGAATCCGGAAGGTTTTGGTAATAGCCCTTTAGGGTCATTTGTGAACCTTCCGCATAGATTTCACTTGTTTTTAGTTTATCTTTCATTATCTTTGTAGTATTGTATATTATATGCTTTTGCAAATATATCAATTATAGATAAATAAACACTATAAAACAGATATATTTAACTTATTTTTATATGGATAACAGATTAAAGTATCTAAGGAAATATCTAAGGATGACCCAGGCACAACTTGCTGAAGTATTACACATGAGGCAAAATAGTTATTCTCAGATTGAAATAGGAAACGTATCACTAACAGATAAAAATAAATATTTGTTAGAGAATAAGTATCATCTAACCCCAGGGTGGTTGGACGGAGAAGATGTACCAATGTTCATAAAAGGGGATGCTATAGCTGGAATTATGGAAAAAAGACTTCCTATAACCAACAAGGAGAAGCTGAAAGAACAAATATTGGATGAGCTTGTGGAACAAAGGCTGGAAACACCAAATAGCTGTGTAACAATGAGCAGAGAGGTTTTCGAGCAAATATCAAGGCTAACAGAAACCGTACTGTCTCAGCAAAGAACCATAGAGTCTATGCAGGACCATAATAAAAAATTTCTTGCCCAGCAGGAAAATGCTGTCAGATGTGCGCATGCAAGTGGGTCGGATATTTCAATGAACGACATAAAGAGCCAAAGTATAAATAAAGAATAAAATGAATATATCAGACGAAGGAATAGCTATAAGCAATCGTTTTTTTAAAGCGATAGCAATACTAAAGGAACAAAAAAGGATTAGAGGGCTACAGACTTTCACAAGAAGGCACAACCTGAACCGGTGGAATGTAAACCAAGTAAAATTCTATCCGGGAAGAAGCGTATTGAAACCCGAATGGATTGTTTACATACACGAGGATTACGGCATATCGGTAGAATGGATAATATTAGGCAAAGAACCTATTTTTGACCCGAACTGGAAAGAAAAGGAATAAAAATGTGCGAAAACTTATCCTTTCATACAACTCATAATCGCACATAGCACTGTATTACAGATTATTAGTTTATAAATTGGAGAAGCATTCGTAACGCGTAGGTCGCCAGTTCAAGTCTGGCTAGCGGCTCGATATTCAAGCACTGATTATCTGGAATAATCAGTGCTTTTTCTTTTCAAGAATCGTTAGAATAAAAAAACGCTCTTCTACCAATATATTTGCATAAAACATAATGCCCTTCCAAACAGTTTAATCCATAGCCGCATAATTATCCCAAAGCAAGTAAAGCAAGTTTAAAACAGCACCATCTGATTACAATGATAACTTGAAACATATAGGCACATTATTAAAAACATAATACACCTTATATTATACATAGTAATTCCCAATATTTGCGGCAACTTTTCAATAACCCGATTTTTCAATCTTAAATAAAGGATTGAGGTGATTGAAGAACACAAGCCAAAATCAAAAGGCTACCATAGGTTTCTATAACATACTATAAACAAATGAAAAGAATCAAATTATTTACAGCGGCTTTGCTGCTGGCGGCTATATCCGCAGGAAATGATGTGTGGGCGCTTTCCGATTCAAGAAAGAAAGACACGCGTCCGGTAAAATCACCCCAATTCTTCAGTGGAAACGCCAACCCGCTGCTTCCACCTCCTTCAATTCAGACTCTTTGCAGACTGTCTCTACAAAGATAGACACAGACAAAGACGGCATTCACGACCTTTATTTCGTGTTTAAAGGCAAGGAGCTGAAGGTAGATGAATGGATGTTTGAGAGATTTTGAGCTAGCCTTACTACGCTTTATTTCCACATTTACTAAGAATTATTCGTCCGACATCTGTTGCATTATCGTCCGACAGCTGTCGGACGATAATGCAACAGATGTCGGACGAATAAGCAACAACCGTCGGACGAATAATTCTCTGCAAGGAAAAACATAATCTATCGTAGCCCTCAAAGGTATTCAGCGCAATACCGGAAACTATTCATATGATAAGCACTACGCATTCGACCATCACTACAGATTCTCTCTGAAAAAAGCATGCTCCGACTATGTA